TTGGGAAAGACTCAACGAGAAAGAGTACAAGTTTCATATGACAGGTACTTCAATGAACTACTGTCGTTTTGGTGGTAGGGATACAGGCCCAATTGATCACAGTGATCTCGGTATGTTTGATCCAAGCGGTGGCCCGTATGTTGCGGTCGGTAGTAAAATCTACTGGGATGAGGTTCTGGGTGGAGTAGAAGTTAATGAACCTTTAATTGTAGAACGCATTCGTAGCACCGATGACGGATTGTTTGTTGAGGTATCAATTGGCACTTTGTAAAGGAGCTATATACAAAGGTAAGTTCTACTTGCAAATACCTAAGAATGGTTCTACGCTCTTAGTGCAAAGAGGAGAGCCAATTACATACGCAGGGAATAAACTTAAAAGGAATTATCCTGTAACCGTTATACTAAGAGAACCTACAGAGAGATGGCAAGCGGGTATATTACAGTGGTGTTTAGTGTCTGGTAATGAAGTACCTTCATATGAAGAACTATACGAAAAGGTGTGTTTTGACGAACATACAGTACCACAGTCTGATTATATAGGTAATATAAAAGTCTCAGAATACATCTCTATGGAGGACTTGGATTCTATATTTGAATTTCGCACCGCGCATACAACTAATAAAGATCTGATTAGCCATGTGCTGGATGATGCTATGCTTGCCCGGTTGAGAGAGTTCTATGCGAGAGACTATGAGTTATGGGAAAAGATAAGGGCGTCTCGACGTCGTGGCAGCACTGCGTGAGCGTTTTGGTATAGAGAGAGCTTGACATATTCGTATGAGAGTGTTAAACTGTACGGGTAATTTTAAACAATAGTATAAACAAAAGGAATACTATAATGAAAGATCGATTTGATTTGGAACAGGATATTACGAATGCTTGGTATGTTACTACCGATATTGATATGCTAATGGAAAGCATTGTTGATAGTGAAAGGTTTCGTGATATGCCTCCCCATATGGTAGACAAAGTTTCTAATGCCTTGTTGGGTATTAAAGAACTTTACGATATGAGGTTTGAGCGCCTATGGAATACATTCGAAGAGTGTATTGGTAATAATCAATTCAACAGCTATAAGGAGGAATATGAAAGCAACGAAAACATTGAAACAACTCGGACTAATTATGTCCAAGAAACAAATAAAGGAAGCATGGAAGATGCTTGGAGCAGCCATAATGATCTTGTTACTGGTACTTTTAGTACAGGCAGCGACTACGGCGACGATGTAGTCACAATCAAAATGCCAGAGCAGAGCGAACTCGACTTTAATTATGGTTACGTCGATAAGGACGATTACTAAATACACAATCTAATGACAGAAACGGTAGAAGCACTAGGCGTTGAGTACGCATTAACAGAAGGCAGGAACATCATTGCCAACAGTCTCAGAAGGACAGGCACATATCAGAAGTATTTGATTGATGCCGCAGAATATTACATAAGAGACGGTATTGTTATTGACATAGGTTGTAACATAGGAACATTCACTTTGCCATTGGCAAAAAAGTTTCCGAATACACAGTTCCATAGCTTTGAACCTCAGCGCCTAGTCTACCAACAGTTTGTTCACAACGTATTTAGAAATCGCCTAGAGAATGTTACTACTTACAACGTAGCATTAGGCAGTAAGAATAAAACAGTCAAAGCCCCAGCAGTAGATCCCAATCACTTTAATGGATCAGCCCTCACACTATCTACTGAAGTCTTAGAAATGTTACAACAATCTAAGCGAGTAGGCTTTTTTCCAGACGGCCCGTTAACACAAGAATATCAAGTTGAAAGACTTGACATATATACAATGCCTAAGGTCGATCTAATTAAGATTGACGTTGAGGGTATGGAGTTAGAAGTATTACACGGTTCTATTATGACATTACTCGAACACAAGCCAACTATTATATTTGAATGTTGGCAGGAACCATGGTACGCAACTCGCGCCAAACAATTGATGGATATGCTAAAAGGCCTTGGCTATAATATATCACATTTGAAGAAAGATGATTACATAGGAATACATAATGAAAACGTATAACAAGAAGGTAGCATTTGTTATAACATCACAGCATTGCATACCTCATGGCGGCATTGGACAATTTTGTAAATCATTTTGTGATATGGCAGAAGAACTCGATTGGGCAGTTAACATTATTATGGATAAGCCTGCAGCTAAGTCTTCTCTTACAGATTACTTAGACGATAAAGACAATGTCTGTTTTTATAATAAGAATAATATGTCTTATGCGGGACATAACAAGAGATTCGTATTTGAAGATACTATGAACTTAGAGCGTATGGTTAACATTCGTGATAACTTTATTGATGCTTTAGAAACTAATGTTTATGACTTCGTTATTATTAATAGTCCTGATGGCGTTACACCTGTTTATAACCTAGGACTATCTAAGTATATCCCGGTTATATTTTACACCCATTCCGAAAACTTTATCTTCTTAGAAAAAGGAGCTAATAAAGTATTCTCAGAATCGTGCATTAAGTATATGCAGAACTTGTTACGACTACCCAAACTTACAGTTGGTACACAGACAACAGTTAACGTAGAAGAGATACATAAAAACTTTGAAGTGCCTAGTGTAGCTTTACCTATGCGAGTTCCAGAGTTGTCTTTGTTAGATACAAAAGAGTGTGAAAAGTCTGGCATATTGTTTACAGGTAGATGGGAGCCTAGGAAAAACCCACAAGCATTTTGTGATGCTATTATAGAATTAGGCCTTCCTGCAAAAGTATTGACAAACGCTAAAGGTAAAGATAAGTTTGAGAAGTATTTTAAAGACGCAGGGCATACGGCTTATGATATACGAGCCTCTATTATAGGCAAAGAGAAAATAGAATTTATTCAAAGCGCCAAGTTGGCATATCACCCAGCAAAGTTAGAGTCATTTGGATTCAGTGCTTTTGAATCATTACACACTTGCCCTACGTTTTGTTTAGAAGAATACGAATGGTATCAGAACTTTAAAGGGTTGGTTATACCTGTTACTAAGTCAACCGCGGTACAAGCTCTGAAAGACGCATACAATCAAGAAGACACAGAATATAATAACCGTCTTAATAAACTAAGACAAAAAGATGCTAACACATTAAAAATATGGCAGGCCTTGTCAGAACTTCCGAAGAGAGGTATTAGTAAAAACGAAAATGCTCTATCAAAATATTTAAACAATGAGAGTGTTCTTGTTAACGATTATTATTACGACGTCCTCAAAAGAAAAGAGTTAGCAATAGACGATGTTTGTACAGTATATAAGAAATCAGATACTATTACATTACATCACACTGTGGAGAATTCTTACATAAGTAAGATAGGGTTAGATTTTAACCCACAAATAAAAAAATCAGAATCATTAGAGGATTTATTTACATGATGAAAAAATTAGGACACTTCGGAATATCAATGATAAAATCGGTTATAAGGATAGCAGCCTGCGTGTTTGTTATTCCCTTTGTATCGTTTCCACTTCAACTATTTGCTCTAGGAATCTTAATCGCAGAAGTATTAGGAATTTATGAGGAGATGGTTGAAGAAAAATGAAAGCATTTATCTTTGATGTAGACGGTACCTTAACACCAAGCAGACAACGTATAGTTCCAGAGTTTGAAATGTTTTTCAGATCCTTCTGCGAACGTAACGAAGTCTACTTGGTTACAGGTAGCGACCGTCATAAAACTGTAGAACAAATATCTATAGAAACATATCTCATGGCTAAGAGAGTTTACAATTGCAGTGGCAACGATGTTTGGGAAGGTGGTAATCATATAAGAACAAGCAGTTTTAACTTACCCGAACAAGCTGTAGAATACTTAAACCAATGTTTACAAGATACTCTGTTTCCTTATAAGACAGGGCAACACTTTGACACCAGGCCGGGCTTGACAAACTTTAGTATACTAGGAAGATCGAATGGTCTATCTGGAAATCTATTAGAAAGACAAGAATACGTTTATTGGGACTCTGTAGAAAATGAAAGAAATAAAATCTGCGAAGGGTTCAATACAATGTTTCCAGAATTAGAAGCTAAGGTTGGTGGAGAAACTGGTATTGACATTTCAAACAAAGGGGAAGATAAAGGTCAAATCATTAATGACTTTGAAGGATATGAAACACACTTCTTTGGAGACGCCATGAACGAAGGCGGCAACGATTTACCTCTCGCCAATTTAGTAGACTTCAAATACCATGTTACAGGTTGGGAAGACACCCAAGAAAAACTCGAGCTTTTAATCAAGAAAGGAATAGCAAAATGAGTATAACTATCAAAGTCAATGGAATAGATGTAGAAGCACCTACGGGAGACTACGCTATTGATTACAACGACTACCGTTTAATCACTATCCCAGCGGATTGTTACAACATAACATACTCTAATGGGGTATATTGTACGAATAATGTACAATTTAGTCTAAATTTCGAAGATATTTAGCTGAAATGCTTGACTTTTCCAGAAAAGAGTGTATAATTAATATATTATTAACAAAATGAGGATAAAGAATGAGAGATACAACAATAGTCTGGAAGCCAAAATACTACCCTGCCGATAAATTCGACTACAATAAAGTAGCAGAGCGTGTAGAACGTATTAAGGAGTCGGGCGATAAAGATAAGTTAGCGATTATTACACACAACATTAAACAAGCAGTAGAAAATAATCCTCACTTGTCAGAATTTTTGAACCTAGTAAAATAATAATCTTTTTATGTGAGGACCTAAAATGCCTATTAGACGTAAAACTAGTAATCAAAAAATCCCACAATACATTTTAGACAATGCGGCGAGTTATCGTCGCACAAAGTCTATTAGACGTATTAACAAGCACGGACTTCCCGTGTTCAATACTTCAAAGGAATGTAGCGAACACAAGGATCGTCCGCAGACTTGCCAAACCCGAGGTTGTAATTCTAAAGCCTCAGTACAAGGCGGAGAAAAGCAAGGCTACTATTGGCAGATGTGGTGTGGTACTTGTTTTAAAAAGGATCGAGCTAGACGAAGGGGTATCACTCTTAAGGAATATCAAAACAGTTTAGCAAAAGAGAATGGATATCTTTCACATGGCGACAGGGCTAGACAAAGTCACAAGTATCTAAAATATAGAAAAGATTATTGTGAGAATAATGATAGTCGATTAGGGTTTAAGTGTACAACTCAAATTATTAATCCGCAGACACACCCAGAAGTTTTTAAAAACTCTAATGTAGATCCTAGTTGGAATCAACAGTTACAAGTGGATCACAAAAATGGAGACCCCTCAGACAATTCAGAATCAAACATACAGACTCTTTGTGTTTGTTGCCATATGATTAAGACTGCATTGAATGAGGACTATAGATCTCCTGGAAGAAAAGCTTTAGGTGTCTAGTCTTCGTTGTTAAGAGGATTGTCAAGTAACTTTTGAATCTTTTCTTCTAAAGATTTCTCTAAGTCTTTTAAATCCTGTCTAGTCGTTCTTATATCTTCATTGACACGAGTCTCTAAACCATACACATCGTTTCTAAGTTCTCTCTGTGTTTCAGCAGTGTTCTTATCTACTTCTCTAGCCAGTGTTTCAATGTTTGTTATGTTGTCACCTAGACGTCTCGATTCTCTAGATACATAGGTTTCAACCCGATTAACTTCAGATGTTAGTTCCTCAGCTCTCACTTCTAATACTGCAAGTTGTTCATGAATACTAGACATATCGGGAGATACATACTCTTGGATTGCTTGCTCTGCATCTAGAAGTCTTTGATACACTTCAAATGCTCCCCAAGCTCCACCGATTAATGTTCCTAGTATTGGGATTAACAAAAGCATTTTACTGCCGCTCATTTTTACGTCGCCGATTTCGATTTCAGCCATTTCTTACTCCGTTTCTTTATATTGAAGGTTAACTAGATTCTCGTGTCTAGTAGAACTTTCATTTGTTAAAAAGTATGATGCTCTAATTGAGTCATACGGTTTTTGGTTTTTATAGACATCCTTTACACGATACCAATTTAATTGATCGGCAAGAGATGCTTGGGTGTATAGTTTATATCCTTGAACATATGACATTAAAACTAGTGTCACCCTTTGATCGCCGGTAAAACCACCACCTTCTTCTAACATCTCTTCTTGGTTTTCCAAGTTTTGTTGTAAAGAAGAAGTGGACAATGAAGCAACGGCGGTTTCTGCTCGCGCTACAGTGGTTTGTTCTTCGACTGATGGTGGTGCAATGTTAAAATTGCTATAGTCTGGTTGTACGCCACTTAAAAATTGTCCTAAACTTTGTCCTGTTGACAGTGCCTCAGTAAAATTATCCTCAAAATTCATTTCTGTAGAACTTGTTGTTAGTGTTTCCACTTGTTCTTGTTGACTTTCACTCGAACTAGTGACTACATTGTTAGTAGAGGTCGACGATGTCTCAAAAACTGCTTCAGATTCACCAAAAAGTCCCATTTCTGTGCTCATTCCGTCGGTAAATAGTGCGTTTTCTTGCAAGTTTTGATCGCTTACTAATTTCTCAGTGTCTGACAGTACATTCAAAACAATATCTAACACTTTGGCGTCTAATTTATCAACTTTGCGCTCTTCTTTCTCTTCTTTTGTTGCTGGCTTTTCCTCAGGGCCCGCATCTTCGTCCTCGATGAGTAATTCTTCCTCTTTTTTACTCACCTCATCTTCTTTTGCGTCATTTTTCTCTATTTTTACACTTTTCTGCGGCAAAATTACATCAGGTTCCACACTTTCTACAAGTTCGTCTACGTTAAGAGGCTCTGACATTGGTTTTTCTTCAGGCGATACCGATATTTGTACTTCCATGTCCTTTGTATCGTTCTCAGTAGTAGGGTTTGTTTGTTGTACTGGCGGTCCTTGTTGTTGGGAAGACTGTTCAGTGTAATCTTCCTCGGGCATTCCCATATCAACACCGGTGTCCTGTCCGTCGTCAATTTGTGCTCCTGTATCCGGCTCGCTCATTTTACCATAGGAAGTATCTTCTGTTTGTCCGTCATATCCTTTATCCTGTCCGTCGTCTTTATAAGGATCAGAAAAGGAGTCATCTTTAACAGAATTTAAAGCTTCCTCTTGTGCCTCTTTTTCTAACTTAGCCAACTCCTCTTGTAAGTCCTTTAATGCCTTAGCAGAATCGTAACCTTCGCACCCTGTATCATATAAAGGATCAGCTGTGCAAGCCTCTTCGTATTGTTTCTGGGCATATGCCTCTTCGTAACCCGGACATTGCGGATCATAAAGAGTGTTCATCTCACATTGTTGTGAAAAATATGCTTCAGCATAACCCGGACATTGTGAATCGTATAATGGATTTGCAGAACACTGCTGATTAAAATACGCATCTTCATATCCTGGACATTGATAATCATACAACGGGTTGCTATTACATTGTTGCGTAAAGTAGGCATCGGCATACCCTGAACATTGAGAATCATACAAGGGATCTGACTGACATTGTGCCTCAAAGGAAGGTTGAGTAGCAGCCGCCCAGTTTTGTAGATCTCCGTCGTAATATTCTCCTACCATTGACTCAAAGATAGATGTTACATCTTCTTGCTGATCCAACGGCACTTCTTGACTAATCTCTCCCCAATACCCAACGGTTATATTTGAGTAATTGATATTGACGTCATCGTAGGTACTTGAGAATGTTCCGTCCTTGTTAATATCTAAAGAGAAGGTATTTAAATTTGGCCCGTTTTCTCTTTGGCTATCGCTTCCATATATTGTATAAAATTCAGCAATATCAATCCATTCGTACTTCATGGAGTCGTCTGTGCCTGTTGTAACATACCTAGTCCCTTCAATACCTACAAGGTCTGTCCATAAAGGAGCTATGTAGTAACTCATAATCTGAGGATTTGGAAAATAGTTGTAACTGTTTATGGCTTCTTGTGGATTCCACTGGGAACCTATACAATAGGTATTTGTAGGATCACAACCTATAGCAGCAAATGGATCGTAGAATCCTACGATGCCATTATCGTACATTACAGTGTGCGTGAATATCTTTCCGTAAAAAGGAAAGGCAAAATTCAAAGGCACTAGAGCATATTGATCATCGCTGATATTATGCTCTGTTACAGTCTGTGCGTTAGAGTAGAAGGAGCAGAGCAAGAGCCCCACCGCCAACAAACCACTTCTTAGTATCGTTTTCATTGTCGTCCTTCATTTTAACTTCATCCAAAGCATTGTCTGGAACAAGTTCAGGATTGGCTAGCCAAAGTTTTTGAGCTTCTGCACCGATCTTACCTTCGAAAGGACAAGGGGTACCTGCCATCAACATGGCTTTGAATACTCTTTCATCTTGACACATAGCTGAAACTGCGGCAACTCTCATTCCCATATCATATAGAGTTTTAGAAAGTTTAATACGTTCACAGTTCATATCCCTAACGGACTTGCCGCCTGATAAACCCAACACTTGAGTTTGTATCGCGGCACTGACACCTGTTGTACATAAGTCTTGAGAATAAGAACTACCAATACTCGGTGCGATTGCGCTAGGAGGGGGCGACTTTATTTCCTGTACAATCTTTTGAGTTGAATTAGTCTCATTTACATTAATGTTCTCATTTTTGTTGTTATTGTTGTTGGTGTTATTTGTTGTAACATCAGAAGTAGAGTTACTCGTACTATTGGAAGTAGAGTTGCTAGTGGTGTTGTTGGTGTTAGTATTTGTATTATTGTTCGTGTTGTTATTAGTATTCGTATTGTTGCTGGTACTATTAACATTCTGATTTACATTGGTATTGTTGTTGTTAGTATTTGTATTGTTACTCGTGCTGTTTACCGTACTAGTATTAACATTGGTATTGTTGTTAGTATTCGTGTTGGTATTGTTGCTCGTAGATGTACCAACATAATTGGTGTTATTATTATTGGTATTAGTATTCGTGTTAACATTATTACTAGTTGATGTGCTAGTATTATTGTTGGTATTGTTATTAGTGTTCGTTGCGGTACTGGTAGCGTTTGAGGTACTGTTTACCTCGGATGTGCTATTTGTGTTCACGTTTGTTGTCGTGTCTGTACTGTCCTGTGCATATACGTTTCCAACCATCATAAAAAGAACTGCTAATGAACTTGTGATTAGCTTATTCATTCTGGTCTCCTAGATTAATTTATTTTTATGTACACCTCCAAAAACTCTTGACATATCAAAAAAAACTCTGTATACTTGTATCTGTATTTATACAATGTCTAATGTTTATATTCGTTGGTTATGGTATTATTGGTATTATTTTTTAGACAAAAGTCTTATAAATCTCTATGAGAGAGAGGAAGGGTTATTATGGCAATGTTAAATTACTCTGGATCACTACGTTATAGCAAAACGGGTAAAAAGCGTAAAACTAAATCAATGGCTACCCCTCGCCGTCCGCGCAAAGAGTTTGTCCCACTCAAATTTGAACCCAATATACAACATCAAAGATCAGAAGAATTTCGTAAGAAGTATCCTTCATTAGATACGGGTGCTTGTTCAACACAGAAAGTCGAATCTCAAAAATACACTGGAGACCTTATAACCGGCATTGCTACTATGCACAAATCCAATGCCGTTCCAGTTATGAAGGGTACGGATCAAGCCAAAGACATCGCTAGAATGCGACGTTAAATACCAAAAAACTTCAAAAAGTGCTTGACATCATCATATTTAGGTGTTATAATTATACTATAACATTTAGGAGAGACTATGAATATGAAATATGAGGGCCCGTTAACGGCTGCTTTTGAAAGTGACGTTGAAGGCGTTGTCAAACAAGAGTTTATCACATACCGGGTTAAAGACGGTTTGCTAAGAAAAGAAACAACCACTAGAGTTTTTAATAAAGATTATACTGATTGGAACGATACATCATCAATCGAGCCAATTGTTAAAGTCGAAGGAGATTATGTATGATAGAGTCTTTACCAACTCTTTATAAGAGAGATACCAAGGGTAAGATCCGTGTTTGGACTATTGAGTATACCGACGAAACGCCAGGTATTAGAACAATCGCAGGACTTCAAGATGGTAAGCAAGTTACTAGCGCTTGGAAAAAGACTGAAGGTAAAAACACCGGCAAGTCTAACGAAACTACAGATTACACTCAAGCAATTGCAGAAGCCAAGGCAGAGTGGAATAAGAAAGTCGAAAAAGAATATTTTGAAAACGTAGATGACATTGACTCATATACAAAGTTCCAACCTCAACTAGCACACGACTATTCAAAGAATCCTCAGTTTGACGGACTGTCTCAACCTAAGTTAGACGGCATTCGTTGTATTGCTAGGAAAGATGGATTGTATACTAGATCAGGAAAAGAGATCAACACTTGTCCTCACATTGAAGAATATCTAAAAGAGTTTTTTGAGGAGAACCCTCATGTAATTTTAGATGGTGAACTTTACAATCACGAACTGAAAGAAGACTTCAACAAAATCACTTCTCTTGTTAGAAAAGAATCTACTTCAATTGAAGAAGCCGCGGTAAGAGAAGCAATTGTACAATACCACGTTTATGATTGCGTGTTTACAACTAGCTTAGATGCTAAGTTCTCAGATAGAATTTCTTTTGTGTCCGAGGTATTTAATATTATATATTTAGAAGACGGGCAAATGGCTCCCGTTCAATCGGTACCAACTGTTTATTGTGGCGACCAGGATGCTTTAGATGAAAGATACTCTTTTTATCAAGCCGAGGGTTACGAAGGACAAATGGTTAGAAACGATACGCCATACGAAAACAAAAGAAGTAAGAACTTGCTAAAAAGAAAAGAGTTTATCACTGAAGAATATGATGTTGTTGCTGTTTTAGAAGGCTCAGGAAACTGGGAAGGTTATGCTAAACACTTTACACTAGACTTAGGTGACGGAAGAACTTTCAACAGTGGAGTTCGAGGCAATCAACAAGTATTGAAAGAACTATTAGAGCAAGAAGTAAAACCAACTTGGGTTACTTGCAGATATTTTGAAAAGACACCAGACGGAATCCCAAGGTTCCCGGTTGTTATTGATTGGGGAGTTAATACACGAGATGACTGATAAAGAGTTTTCACCTGAGGAACTCGCAAATAGTAATAGAATTTTTAAAAGTGCTACACCCAAGTATGATTGGTCCTGGTGGATTAAATGGTTTGGCAGTATAGCAGTTTTAATTGCAGTATCTATTAGATCAACAGGACTTGCTGAATTTATTTTATATGATTTAGTTCTTTCCCTTGTCGGTTCATCTTGTTGGCTTGTTGTTGGCTTGATGTGGAAAGATAGAGCGTTGATTATACTCAATGGTGTTATTACCTTTATGTTATTGAGCGGTCTAATAAAGGTATTGGTTTCATGATTATAACCAAAGAACGTTTAGCCATATGGATGGATTATGTTAGATATCAAAATCACCTGAGCTCTAGATTCAGTGATTGTTTCTTTACAAGTCAACTTGATAGTAAGGCTTGGTTGATTGAATCAATTGAAGACATGAGAATATCCGATGTTGTTATATTCGGAGGGTGGTACGGTGTTTTAGCAGGGCTACTTTCTGATAACTTACTTTTCAAGTCTGTAAATATTACAACTGTAGATATAGATCCAGAGTGTGAAGACATTGTTAAAAGAATAACATTGCCTGACGATAACATATATCCTGTAACCGGTTCTATGGAAGACTTTGAATACAAGTTAACTCCGGACATGGTTATTAATACTTCTTGCGAACACATTACACAAGAGCAATACGAAAAATGGTGGAATAATATTCCTATAAATACTTGGTACGTTTTACAAAGCAATAACTTTGATATAGACGAACATATTAGAACAGCTAGTTCTTTGGAAGACTTTGAAAAACAATGTACCGACATAACAGGGATTATGTTTAAGGATGAATTTGAGACAGGTGGGTTCACCCGGTATATGATTATAGGAAGAAAATAATGAATCTCACAATGCCGTCCGCTTTTAAACAGGCGCAGTTTGTTATAAGAATGAATGCTATTATTGCATTCGTTCTGCTATTTAAATACGCATCAATCTTTTTAATACCTCTCATTTGGTTTGGCTTCTTGTTATATGGAACCTTATTTGAGATTTCACTTCATCGCTACTTTACGCATCGCTCATTTAGAACAAGCAAATACAAAGAGTACCTATTAAGGTTGGTTGCCTTTTTAATGGGACAAGGTTCTATATTAGGCTGGATCACTGTACATAGAACACACCACAGATATGCAGACACAGAAAAAGATCCTCATAGTCCAAAGCATATGCCGTTATGGCGAGTCCTCACTGCAAGTTATGGTGACATGACTTCCCCTAGAATGATAATGAAAGAACTTAAAGGCCTTGACGCTGAGTATTTAAAATGGGAAGCAAGATATTATGCGTTCCTTTGGGCCGCCCTATGGATTTTAACTTTATCTATTAGTCCGGTATTGTTGTTTGTTGTTGCAGGTGGTGCTACAATACAAATCATATCAGTAGGATTACTAAATATTATATGCCACCAGTATGGCGACAAACCATATGAAGATGCTTCCGCTTATAATAACAAATGGTTGAATCTTCTTATAGGTTACGCCAACCACAATTCACATCATCACAAGCCATCGTCGTCCTACCACAAGTACGATCATGTTGGTTTTATTATTAATAAATTTTTGAGGACGTAAAAGAGAATGGCAAATAACGAATCAGATGTAAATGGTATTCGAGCTAGAACTAAAGAACTAGAAGCACAAGTAAGTCCGACATTTTGTTTAGCGAAGTGGCATCACACTTCCATCTATATGTATAGCGGACAAACCCACTCTTGTTACCACCCCCGTCCACACGATATTCCTTTACAAGGGTTAGCAGAAAATCCAGCGCAGTTACACAATACTCCTCAGAAAAAACAAGAGCGTGCTGAAATGCTTGTTGGTGAAAAGCCCGATGGCTGTAAGTATTGTTGGAATGTTGAAGGACTTGATGCAGAGAATCCTGATATGCCTAATACCCATATCAGTGATAGAATGATTCGCAATCAGTCAATTCATACACCAGAACGTATGGAAGAAATTTTAGCTAAGCCATGGGACTTTGATGTTAACCCAGAATATATTGAAGTAGCATTTTCAAACGAATGTAATTTTAAATGTGGTTATTGTCACCCTGCTGTTAGTTCTAGTTTTTATAATGAGATGAAAAAACACGGACCATTTAATATGGTTGAGAATCACGCATTAGATATTGACTACATTGAGGCAAGTGGACATCTAACGTCTTTAAAAGATGAAGACACTAATCCTTATGTTGCTGCTTGGTGGAAATGGTGGCCCGAGATGTCTAAGACATTAAACATTCTTAGAATTACAGGTGGCGAGCCGTTACTACACAAATCGACTTGGCGTTTGTTAGAAGAATTAAAACAAAACCCTAAACCTCATTTGGAGTTAAATTGTAACTCTAATTTAGGAATGGTAAATCGTCATGTTGTTAAGTTAACCGAATACGTTAATGAACTTATGGAACTTGGAGCAATTAAGAAGTTTAAATTGTTTTCTAGTATGGACACCTGGGGCCCTAGAGCAGAGTATTTGCGAACAGGACTAGACTTAGAGAAATGGGAAAAGAATCACGACACTTATATTAGAGGTTGTAAGTCTCACATCACGCACATGGTAACATTTAATATTTTATCCGTGTCGTCATTTAAAAACTTCTTACAAAAAATATTAGAATGGCGTGCTGAATATAATGATGTAATTCCAATCATTAATCCTATAAACCCAAACGACAGAAAGATTCGTTTTGACACTCCTTACTTAAAGGAGCCACTACAATATGATATGCACTTGTTGCCTAAAGAAGAATACCTTCCTTACTTCGACGAATGTTTAACTTTCATTCAAGATAATATGAACGAAGAGGATTGTAGGACATTTAGCAAATTAGAGTATGAAAGATTTAGACGTGTTCGAGATTATTTTGCAGAAGTTAATTATGATGAGAATAAAGTTAAAGAAGGACGAATAGATTTTTACAATTGGTTTACAGAACTTGATAGAAGAAGAAACACAAACTTTGTTGAAACTTTCCCAGATATGATTCCTTTTTGGGAACTTTGTAAGGGTTTGGCAGAGGAGAAAAATGCAAATAGAATAGGAGTCACTCAGATTATATGAGGCTCCAATGGCAAATTTAATATTAGGTTTAGGTGATTCTTTTATGGGAGCCTGTGAGTGCGAGTCCCCTCCCAAACATTCTTTTGTTGCTACTGTAGCTAAGGAGTTTGGCTGGGATCACCATGTGATTTACGAAGCAGGCATATCAAATCTTGCAACTATAACAAATGCCTTTACTAGTGATTTTGATTGGAGTAAATACGACAAAAAAATTATTATTATTAATATTGCACATTGTCAAAAATTAAGTTTACTAGCAGATAGAAGAGAAGACAGGAATTGGGAAACATTTCTACCCAAAGGAAAGCAGTGGCCTAGTTGGACAGAAAATAAAATACTAGTTAATAATGGTTTAAAAGAATTCATCACACCCGAACTCGGACAAAGACAATTTTATTCTGATTATAAATTATTAGAAGCATTTAAAACATTACACGGGTTCAGCGATATTTTTATGATACCTTCTCTAGAAAATATTACAAAGGAATTTTTTTCGCCAGACATCGAGGGTTACAATGAGTTTCCTTGGGAAAATATTTTAGAGATTGATGGCATACGAACATCCTGGCATTGGTGTTATTGGAAAGCCCATGGTGTAATAGATTACAACGCAAGAATAGATCAGGATTGGTGGTTGTTTTCAAAGGGCGAAAAAAGAACAAGTTATTTTCATGAAAGAGGACACCCTAAAGACTTTCTGCAAGAATTATATGGCAAAGCAGTTGCCAACCACCTAAGAGAAAAGATATGAAAATTTTTATAACAGGCATTGCAGGATTTTTAGGCAGTCATTTAGCTGAAGAGCTTTCTGCGTTGGGACATGAGGTATCGGGCAACGACAATCTTGTAGGTGGTGAAGTTTATAACGTACCTAAAAATGTAGACTACTCTTTTGCTGATTGTACTGACTTTTGTGCAATGGAAAAACTGTTAGAAGGTGTAGACATTGTAATACACGCAGCAGCCACAGCACATGAGGGGTTGTCTGTATTTAGTCCATCCTTTATTACTAAGAATATTTTTGAAGCATCAGTTACAACTATCTCAGCAGCCATATCAAACAATGTTAAGAGGTTTGTATTCTGTTCTTCCATGGCAAGATACGGCAATCAAGTAGCACCCTTTACTGAAGACATGGATCCAAAGCCGGTTGATCCTTATGCGATTGCCAAGGTAGCCGCAGAACAAGTATTACAAAATCTTTCTGAAACACACGGCATGGAATGGAACATCGCTGTGCCTCATAATATTATTGGGCCGAGACAAAGGTATGACGACCCGTTTAGAAATGTCTTGAGTATAATGTTAAATAGAAACTTACAAGACAAACCAGTTTACATATACGGAGACGGTGAGCAAGTTAGATGTTTTTCTTATGTGTCTGAATGTACGGACTCATTAATTAAAATGGCACTAGATCCTAACATTACAAGTGAAGTTATTAACATTGGCCCTGATGAAGGTGAGATTACTATTAATCGTTTAGCAGAATTGGTTGCGAGCGAGACTGGTTGTAACTTAGAACCTATTCATGTTGCAGACAGGCCGAGAGAAGTTAAAATATCCCACTGCTCAAGCGATAAGGCAAGAAGATTGTTAGACTATAAACCTACTATTACACTTCAAGAGGCAATAAGAAATACAGCAGATGAAATTCGTATACGTGGGACAAAAGAGTTTGATTACACTTTCCCTTTAGAAATTAATTCAGACATTACACCGGACACCTGGAAAAAGAGACTCATCTAATGAATGATTGGGTAAATCCTTATCAAAAAAGGATCAGGAATAGCCCGTGGATTCCAGAACAAGATAATATTTACAGTATAGGTGTAGCTGGTTCATTGTATGAGTGGACACAGGCGAATGGCAAATCTCTATTCCATTTTCTAGATCTAGAAAAACTAAAAAACAAAAAAGCAATCCTTGTTATTGATTATACTATTGAAGGTTATGATGAGCCTTGGATTTATGATTGGCTTTACAAGGAATCAAAACGCTACAGGATATCACCCGAACAAATTGTTTATTGTCCAGGTGACTTGAGCGCTAAATCTGATATAATAAAAACTATACCCTTTTGTTGGTTTGAGAAAAAAGCGTTTCTCAATACTTTAGAACAACCCGTCCCAACATTCGAAGATCATTTAAATTATAAAAAAGATAATCCGACTTTGTTGTTTAATTGTCCTCAAAAAAGAATACGTGGGCACCGAAAACTTTTTGATACTAAAATAGAATCAATTAAAGACAAAGGGATATACAGTTTTATCGGCACTGATCAATTTATAGAAGGCGATAAACACGAAGAAGAACTAAGTTATTACATAGATAGATTCCATCAGCAATACTGCCTCGATACGTTTGTTACCATTGTTAGCGAGCCACAATATTTTGGTGATAGCAAATTTTTAAGTGAGAAAATATTTAAACCAATCGCCTGCTCACACCCATTTATAGTTCTTGGAACACAAGGGTATCTCAAGGAGTTAAAAAAGAAAGGTTACAAAACTTTTGATAATTGGTTTGACGAATCGTATGATGAGATGCCAGATAATCTTAGAATGGGAAGCATAATAAATACATTGAAAGAAATTGATTTGATACAGGACAAAACATCTTGGTTTGAATCTATGAGAGAAACATTGGAACATAATTATAAGGTAATGCAGACCAATTATATTAATCACAATGTAGAAACTACTTTACGGAATTACGCTAATGAAATTTGCTTTTGAGGATAAGACACATTTAAATAATTTTAAATTGTGTGGTGATATGAATAACTCAGGCTTGTTACGATTCACACCCTGTCCTATGACCTCTACACTTGTTAGGTATTGGCAAACTAAAGATAGGTATAACAATTTAAGTTTTGCTAATTATTCTATTTACCACCACGGTATCGATTCAGACACTACAATAAAATATCTAATATCGACAGGTGTTAATCACAGTCCAGGAGAATGGTGTGGCCCTGATAGAATGGGACAAGGATACAATCCCAGCCACCCAGATAGAAAAAGTGTTTTTGCTCTTTTGAACGACAAATATTTAAAGGACTTACAAGACAACAATGCCATGTTAATGTTGGACCAAAGTCATGAGGGGTATCAAGTACCTTGGCTTTGGAGTTGGTTTCATAACGAATGTGATGACAATAACATTTCACCTAGAAATATAATCTATGTAACCGGCAATTGTTTAGCAGAAGAACAATATACTGCATGGGCAAATACACATGGCATTGTAACAAGAATTAAAGTTGTTCCTTATACACACTTTGAAAATATGATTAATGTAACTGCTGAGAATAGAGTTAGAATTGACGGTGGAGATCCGTTGCCAACATTTGAAAGCCACATTGAACATAAAACTAATAACCCGGAGGAACTAAAAACTTTTAACGCATTACAAAAAAGAATTAGACCCCACAGAGTTTGGTTATACAAGATGTTGCACGACCATAACCTATTGCAAGATGGACTCTGTTCTATGAACGAGTTTACACAATACAACACCTATTTAGAAGGCAAGTCTTTACCTGAAGATCTTATAGATAAATATAATGAGGGGTTGCCGTTAAAGGTTTATAACAAAGCAAACAATGAAAAAGATGACGGGTATTATATAACAAGATTTAATGATGAAACAATACTCAACACCTTTGTAAGCGTTGTAAGCGAGGCATCGTTTGCTGATATGGATCAGACTTGTTTTTTAAGTGAAAAAACTTTTAAGTCGATTGCTGAATATAGTCCTTTTATTGTTTATGGCAATAGGCGTTCTTTAGAGTTTTTGAAAGCCTTTGGTTACAAGACATTTCATCCTCATATAGATGAGACTTATGATACGCTACCAACATTTGAAAGATTGGAAGCAATTATTAAAGAAATAACTAGAATTAAAAATATTGAAGACAAGGTTGAATGGTTTAAAGGTATGGAAGATATATTACAACACAATAGAGAAGTATTGAGAAAAAACTCTAATGATTATGTTCCTAAAGCAATGATAGACGTCCACAGATATTATGAGGAAACTTTAAATGTACGCTAACGAATATGACGCAATTAATAAAGACTTAGAGCGTACTAGAAAAGCGGTTATTGTATTCGGTGATTCTTTTGTGGAAGGTCAAGGCTCTATTGATGAAAGGATTTTAATCAAATACCCACATCACATAGACGACGGTAATGTAATAAAATTCGATATAGGCGAAGAAGAAAAAAAACAAATTGTTAAGGATTTTCCAGATATACAATTAGAGTTACTTGGCGCACAAGGTGATATGCGTTGGGAGTTAAATTTTGTATACCATGAAAGAAACAGAAACTTTGGTGCACATCTTTGCAATGAGCATTTAAATAAAGAATGGACTCATATCAATTTTGGCATGAGGGGTAATGGTAACAGAGCTAGTATAATGAATCTTTTTCTGCACCCGTTTTTGAATTTAGATGTAGCTAAAGAGTTTATTATAATATATGTACCAAGCGGCCCAGAAAGATTTGATTTCTCTCATAGAGAAAATCCAGTGGGAGGTTCTCCGGGTCATTACTATTTTGAAACTATGTGGCCTACTGCTAAGACTGCGAGGGACAATTTACAAGAACAATTTGAAAAACAAACTAAAGGTAGACCGACTGATATAGAGGACAGGGCATACTACCGGGCTTCTTTGTGGGAGTCTTATGGGCATTACCTTTACTCAGAGAGAATGATAGCACAAGAACAAGTCTTACATTGGCAAGTATTAAACCAATGGATGCGTAGTAGAAAAATAAGAAAGTTTTTATGGACTCCTGCATTTGATAACCGTTGGTCAAGAAAACATTTTTTACGATCGGGGTTGGCTCCATCCTTAGTAGATAGTTTTCCGTGGGATAAAAAATTCAGCCCAGGAGGATATAACTCATTTGTAAATCTTGTAGAAGCTCAAGAAGGGCTAAAGTACAATAGCTTTTATAACTATATGGGCAAAGGATCTCCTGAGGGCTGGATTACAGCATGCGCACACCCATCATACAAAGGGCACAAAAGATTCGCAAAAACAATTTATGAGGAATTAAAAGATGTCCTATGATCCAATGGCGTTTGACGAACTTATAGAAAATACGTCAATTAAAAAATTTAAGAACCTAAGAGATGGTTTCAGAACCGAGCACGACGAAGATGGAGTTTTGTTTCCTGCTCCTATTGCTCTTTGGGACAAATATCCTTTTCTCCCTTTAATGTCTAGTTCCAGGCCTGGCAACGTCCAAGACTTTGTTATAGGTGACACCGAGAATGCCTATGAACAAAACAAAATAGAAATGGGCCCTGATTGGAAATACTACAACACACCTATAAAATATATTATTAATGATAATGGTTACCGAGCGCCTGCATGGAACACCATTGACTGGGAGAATAGTTATGTCCTATTAGGCTGCTCTTGTTCATTTGGTGTTGGATTAGATGAGGAAGAAACTTTGTCTAGGCATTTATCAATTGGACTTAAGGCTCCTGTTATCAATCTGGGCTACCCGGGTGGTTCCAATGAAAGCATCATTTTCAACTTGTTGAGACTTCTTAAACACTTCCCTAAACCTAAAGGGGTTATTATACAGTGGACAACTTTAGATAGGGCTATAATGTGGCACAGGCATCAGCATTATAACTTAGGTCCTTGGGATATTGCTAATTATCCACCGGCAAGAACAAAGTCATTTGATGGAACAGATTGTACCGAGCAATACCTATCTATGTTTTTAGATCAATACAATGAAGTAGGCAAGAACTATATGTGGGGGCAGACGGCTAAGGAATTATTAAAGTCTAAAAACATACCTTCTTCTTACTTTTCTTTTTTCGGTAACACAGCAACTGTTATGAGATGTAAGTGGAGCGCTATGGATCCTGATCAAAAGGACGTACCCGTTGCAGAGTTGACTCGTCATGAATGGGCAAGAGACTTGGTACACCCAGGAAATTTATGTATGAAAAGAACAGCAGAGAGAATTATTAAAGACGAATTGTTGGTAAGATAGGTATAATAAATACTTGACAGTAGACTTACTATATATTATAATACACTTATAACTAGGATTATTTATGAAAGATTATAAAGCAAAACTGAAAGAACTCACAGAACTTAATGCAGACGGCAATGAAGATCGTAACAGAGAAGGTGAGTCTTCATCTAAAGAACAAGAAGAGTTGAAGAAACGACTTGAAGAATTGAGGAAGAACGACCCCTTTATTTACGAATAAAAAAAGGTTATATTATGTCTGATTATGATACCGCTGCTGATGTAGCAGAGAAACAACTTAGAAATATTTCTAATACTATGTGCTACGCCAAGTGGAGCCAAGTGTCTTTACATTTGCCCAATGGTAGAACGCACTCTTGTTATCACCCTCCCACGCACGCAATAGATGTTGAAGAGATTAAAGAAAATCCTTCAGCACTACATAACACCAAACAGAAAAAAGAAGAAAGACAAATGATGCTTGACGGCAAGCGTCCTTCTGGTTGTGAGTATTGTTGGAAGATTGAAGACACCGGGAACAGAAGTGATCGTGTCTACAGGAGCGGAGAATATTGGGCACAAAATTCTAGAAAAGATATTATAGCGAGTACAGGAAATAATCTAGAAATTAATCCCAGATACGTTGAGGTTAATTTTAATCAGGCTTGTAACTTTAAATGCTCTTACTGTTCGCCACATTTATCTAATACATGGGAAAGAGAAATATCTAGACACGGTGCCTATGAGATTATTGGTACTGACGGCAAACGTTCAAGACATAATGACGTAGGGCACTTAGATAAAATTGGCATGATGCCGAAAAAATTATCACAAAAAGAAAACCCGTATGTTGAGGCGTTTTGGAAATGGTGGCCCGACCTTTATCAGACACTAGAAGTTTTTAGAATGACTGGTGGCGAACCATTAATGGACTCTAATACATTTAAAGTTCTAGAATACATTTACGAGAATCCTAATGCTTGGTTGGAAGTAAGTGTTACAAGCAATATGTGTCCTCCCAAGCCAGCGCTTATGGATAAGTTTATTTCTTTATTACAAAAATTAGAAGAGATACAAATTTGGCATAGCGAAAGATGGAATCCAGGCTCAGGAAATAATTGGTATGTTAATATGGCAGTTAAAAACTTTGCTGTCTTTGTTAGCTTGGACGGAATGGGAAAACAAGGAGAATATATACGGAACGGACTTAAAATGAAAACATTGAAAAAGAATGTTGACAGAGTCCTAAGCGAGACTTGTAATACAACTGTTAGCTTTATTAATACTTTTAACTCTTTAAGTTTACCTACTTTTAAGGAGTATTTGCAGTATATTTTAGAACTTAGAGGAGAGTATTCGAGGGAAAACCAGGGCGTAAAGAAGATTCCTATATATGACAAATATAACACACACCCAGACTTTGAAGTACACCCTAGACAGCGTATTTGGTTTGATGTTCCTTTGTTACGAAATCCTCAGTGGCAATGTATCAATACACTTCCACCACAGTTTGAAAAATACTTGATTGACTCTATTCAGTTTATGGAAGAGAATACAGACACAGATAACTTTGTTGGTTTTTATGATTTTGAAATTGACAAAGTAAAAAGAAATTTAGAATGGATGCGAGCTAGAAACAATTCCAAGGAAGCTACAACAATAGCAAGAAAGAATTTTGTTAAGTTCTTTAAGCAACATGATGAAAGACGTGGTACAGATTTAGTAGAGACGTTCCCAGAATTTAAAGACTTATGGAGAAAATATGGCGAAGAGTGATAAGATAGTTTGGGGTGTTGCCGCGGGTACACACGATGCCTCTCTAACTGTTATGCAAGGTGATGAAATATTATTCGCATCTCATTCAGAAAGATTTAGTAGAATTAAAAATGACAAGGACCTACATCCAAAACTTGTAGAGTATGCTTTAACATTTGGCGAACCCACAAAAGTATATTGGTATGAGAATCCTCTAATCAAGGCATATAGAAAATGGTTTGCCGGTCAGAAGAACATCTGGTTGAGCCCTAAAAAATATATGAAATCGTACGGCATTACTGCACCAATTAAATGGGGACTACACCACAAGTCTCACGCAGCCGCAGGACTATATACGTCTCCCTTTGACGATGCCGCGGTAGTAGTTATTGATGCTATTGGTGAAATGCAAACCACATCAATATGGGAAACAACAAAAGATAGAAAACTTAAAAAACTTATTTCTTGGAACTACCCATTTTCAATAGGTCTCTTTTATTCTGCGTTTACTGCTAGAGTAGGGCTGAAGCCAAATGAAGATGAATACATTCTAATGGGAATGTCTGCGTACGGAAACCCAGATAGATTCTATGATGAAATTTGTGGCTTGATTGATGCAGAATATAATTTTCACCAGGGTGTTAGGCACTGGAGACCAGAACTAAAGCCTGAAGATTATTTTGACGTTGCCGCCGCAGTGCAAAAACTATATGAAAAGAATTTAGAAATTATGTTAGTTAAAGCCAAAGTCAGATCACAAAAGAATAATCTTGTACTGATGGGCGGGTGTGCATTAAATTGTCTGGCAAATAGACTTATTCCTTGGCACTTCGAAAACAGTTGGATAATGCCCAACCCAGGTGACGCTGGTTCTTCATTGGGAGCAATATTAGCAGCAAGAGAAACTCAGGCTAGATGGAGAAGCCCTTACACGGGTTATGACATTAAAGGCGAATACCCCACGCAAGCTATACTAGATGAATTGTTTAAAACTGGCATGGCAGGAGTCGCAAACGGCAAAGCAGAGTTTGGACCTAGGGCATTAGGCAATCGAAGTTTGTTAGCAGATCCTAGGGGTAGTCGAATGAAGGATAAAGTTAATGCGATTAAACAGCGACAAGAATATAGGCCGTTTGCTCCTGTTATTAGACTGGAAGATGTAAAGGAATGTTTTAATGTGCCTGAGGATTTCGCCTCTCCATATATGCAGTACGTTGTTACTTGTAAACAACCAAAGAAATATCCAGCAATTGTTCATGAGGATGGGACGTCAAGAGTACAAACTGTTACAAAAGAACAACATCCTGGATTGTATGAATTGTTAACAATCTGGAAGGAGCGCACAGGCTGCCCAATGTTACTAAATACAAGTTTAAACATCAAAGGACAGCCTATTGTGAACACCGAAAAAGAAGGTAGAAAGTTTGAAAAAGTTTATAATGTAAAGGTGTTTTCTTAGGTTCAGAGCCAAAGAAAGATATAAATAAAAACATGGGACAGGTAGTAAACTTTATAAGACGTAAAGAGCCCGAAGCGAAGGCTATCATCGGGTACAGGATGTCCTTCTATTCTGAAGAAGAGCTAGAGATAGCAATGGTTGCCCTCAATATGTTTGGGTGGGAACAAATCAGATACACAAAAAACAATCTAAAAGGAATTGATCCTTTGTTTATCAAAAGATGTTTGTTGCGATTAAAACATTTAGACTGGATATCTAGAGATGGAAGAAGGTTAATTGATAATATCATATCTAATGTAGAAGAAATATACCAAGAGAAAGTAGGATAACTATGCCGATATATTCGTTTGAAAATCAGGAGACAGGTGAAGTCAACGATCACCTAATGAAATATTCCGAAGTCGAACAATTTCTAGAAGACAACAAAAATTTAAAACAAGTCATTACTGGCTGTTTCTCTATTGTTGGAGGAACAGGGGATAGAACTAAAGCTCCAACAGGCTTTAAGGAAGTCTTATCCAAAATCAGCGACGCAAATCCAACATCAAATCTCGCAAGTGATTATGGGAAGAAGGATGCCAAGTCTGTTAAAGTCAGAGAGGCAGTACAACAGGTGAAAAAGAGATTAGGAACGATCAACGATTAATACTAAGAATTCAATAAACTATAATTATGTTTTATTGATTACCGAGGCGGCATAGGGTTTCTATGCCGTCTTTTTTTCAACCTAAAAACCGTAAACACCGGAGAACTAAGATGGCTAAACGACAAAAACTGCAAGTAATACATAACACTTGCGATCGTAATCCTCCCGATAACAATAGTCTGAAATTGCGTATAGATGATATGGCAACTTTCTCGGCTATGACTGAAACACAAGGACAATTCTTTTCGTTATACAATTCCAACAAAGCGTTTCTATTACACGGATGCGCAGGAACAGGGAAAACTTTTATTGCTTTATATCGAGCATTAGAAGAAGTTTTAATGAAAGGCAATTCTTATGATAAAGTAGTTATTGTTAGATCTGCGGTACCGTCTAGAGACATTGGGCACTTACCGGGCGACGAAAAAGAAAAGACTGAGGTATATAGTTTACCCTATCAGTCTATGTGTCAAGACTTTTTTCCAAAAAAACCTACACCATACAAGCGCTTGCTTGAACAAAAGCATTTAGATTTTATGTGTACATCTTTTGTACGGGGTATAACCTTAGATCATGCTATTGTAATTGTAGACGAATGTCAAAATATGAATGACATGGAAATCAACAGCATTATGACCCGACTAGGCAATACGTCTAAGATTATATTTTGCGGCGACTTTAGACAGACTGATCTTTACAAAAGAGGCGATATGTCTGGACTCAAGAAGTTTATGGTAATCGCTGAGAATATGCAATCATTCAGAACAGTCGAATTTGTACCTGAGGACATTGTTAGATCTAGCATTGTTAGAGAGTACATCGAAGCTCGAATGGACTTCGAGGACAAGTTCGAAAATAGTTAAAATAATGCTTGACATTTAGAATATCCTGTAGTATAATTGTTTATATAATTGAGAAAGAGGTGTGTTATGCTACAGGATAGTGTTGTTGAGGTGTTACAAGAGGTCACCGATTGGGGAGATTCCCCTGTAACCAATGGTGAATATCACCTAAATGCGGCTGGACAACTAGTCGGATATCGTCCAAATACGGAGTCTCCCGTCAAATTCTTCTCTAAACCAATGAAGTTATTCTCTAAAACTCGAAGAAAATTCCAAAAGATTTCATAAATGCTGTTGTTTCAGTATGTTACAAGGGAAAATAATTCAAAAAAAGTGCGTTTTTTGCTTGACTTTTGGCAAAAAAGGTTGTATAATACTTGTATAAAATGAAAAAACAACTTAAAGAACGTGAGGTTTATATGGAAAAGTTACTACAGAAAACACAAGAAGTCGCAGATTTGATGATCAAAGACTACGACAATTGGTCCAAAAGATGTGCCGAGGCTAACGGGTGGGACTATAAAAGTTCCGAAGAAAAGGGTATTACAATAACATTAGAAGAAGGCAGAAACTTTATTAAGTTCGTTAAGACTGATGGTCAGTCTTGTGTGAACGGGTTTGTTGTTAAGAATCCACCAAAAGGAATTGACAACAAAACAGGCAAACCTTTCCAAGTTGGTGACTTGTTAATGGCAGCGTCCTGGTCGGCTCCTGCGAAAAACTTTGCAAGAGGAAATGTGTTTCAACCCGAGACACTTGGTAAATGTATTAGATGGACAGGAGTTCTTTAAAATTGTTTGAACATAATATTGTTGAGATACCTCAACTAAAACAAATTAACACAGACGCCGGAAGGAGATATGAAACACCTTCTGGTACGCTGTACCCGTCAATTACGACAATCTTATCTCATAAGTCTAAGCCCTTTATTGATGCTTGGCGTAAACGAGTAGGAGCAGATGTTGCTAACAAGATTAGCAATAAAGCCTCAACTCGAGGGACAAAGATTCACCAATTGTGCGAAGACATTCTTAATAATAAATTGACAGACGATTCAAGTCTCAATTATATTGATAAAGAAATGTTCCAAAAGTTTCGTCCTTTGTTAGACGACATAGGTGTGATTAATAGTATTGAATCCAAGCTATATTCAGATCATCTACGTCTTGCAGGACAGGTTGACTGCATTGCCGAGTATAAAGGCAAAGTGTCAATTATTGATTTCAAAACTTCTATGAAACGTAAAACTAGAAGTATGTGTGAAAACTATTTTATACAATGCTGTGCTTATGCTATTATGTTTGAGGAGCGTACAGGTATTCCTGTATCTCAGCTAGTAATACTTATGGCAGTCGAGGGTGAAGAGCCCATCGTATTTTGTGAGAAGAGAGACGACTATGTTGCCAAACTTCTAGAAGCAAGAGACGACTACGAAGCGGCGTATAAATAAAATGCCTGTTGAGGGTTGTAGTAAAACGAGGCTGGACGAGGGTTCGATTCCCTCCAGCTCCACCATAAGCACATTGCGGCAATGTGTTTATGATGGGGCTGTTAAGGTATCGACAGTCAAGAAAATAAGCAACAAGAGGGTCGTCAGAGTAGACGTAAAAACTATTTTAATCTAAATGCAAACGCAAACGATTACGCATTAGCGGCATAAGCTAATTGGGGTATGGGCTCCACCTTATAATCCAAAGGGCCCACTTTTGACACACAACACACACAAGGAGATAAATATGTCAAATCCATATGAACTAAGATTCAACATGCTAATGGAAGCAAAGTTAATGCTCGTAGAAGAGTATCACGCAAAGAAAGAACAACTCATAGACAAATACATGGCATTGAAAGATGCCGGTGAGTCGGTTGAGTATCCTACCTTACCCGAATATCCTACTTTTGAGGATACTCAGCGGTTATGTAACCAAATGAATTCTTTTGTAAGTAATTCTGGTGGTAAACACTAAGTAGTTTTAAAGGTATGGGCACCACCTTAACGGGCCCAACATTAAAGGAGGACTTCCATGAGAACAATTCTAGGAATAATCTTTGGACTTTTAACTTTTCCAAGTACAGGTACAGGATTAGATGAAGCCACAGATATTGATTTTAGACAAGTACATTGTTTAGCACACAATATTTATTTCGAAGCATCCAACCAAGGAACTGCTGGAATGGTTGGAGTAGGACAAGTAACACTCAATAGAGTAAAGTCTAAAAAATATCCTAATACAATTTGCGAGGTTGTATACCAAGCAGAGTATAGGATAAACTGGAAAGGTAATAGAGTTCCTGTCCTAAATCGGTGCCAGTTCAGTTGGTATTGTGATGGGAAAACAGAAACAATACGTTACCCAAAGGATTATGATGAAGCTTATATTATGGCAGAACTTCTAATAGAAGACCGCCTAGTTGATATAACAGAGGGTGCCTTATTTTATCATGCAGATTATGTTAGCCCAAAGTGGGCAAAGAACATGACACAAAAAATAAAAATAGGCGACCATATCTTTTATTAAAAGTTTGACAAATTACAAAAAAGATTATATAATACACGCATGAATAAACAAATTCCAAATATTATAGTAACCGGCGGGTGTGGATTTATTGGATCGCATCTTGTTGAAAAACTTCTAGCAGAGGGGTTCTTTGTTACTGTAGTAGATGACAGACGGGCGGGCAACAATGTAGTTACGCATCCTAATGTGTTATACATTTTCCAAGACGTGGGAGCATTCAATCCTTTTGTTTCAGAGATAGACCCGCCCGTCGCAATATTTCACTTAGCAAACAGTCCGAGAGTTAGACGCTCTCTAGATTACCCTACAGAGACCATTGTCAATAATGTTGTTACTACTGCCACTGTCTGTGACTGGGCACGAGTAATGAACTGTAGGCTGTTCTTCGCTACATCTTCAAGTACCAAGTATATTAAGGAATCGAGAAACCCTTACACTTGGAGCAAGTATACCTGCGAAGATATGTTAACCCTTTATAAGGATCTATACGGACTAGAGTACACAAAGATGTTCTTTTATAATGTGTACGGTCCTCGAGAAGCAGACTATGGCGAGTATAGCACAGTTATTAGAAAATTTAAACAGGATTACTTACAAGGAAAAAGTTTGACGGTATTTGGCACAGGTGCTAAAGAAAGAGACTTCACCCATGTTTATGATGTTGTCCAAGGATTGTTAGATTTATTGATAGACGAACAATGGTATGAGAATGTACACCTAGGCAAAGGTTCACCTCAGACTATTCAGTCTATTGCAGAAGAATTTAATACTTCAATTGTCTACTCTTTTGATAAAGAAGGGGAGGCACAAAGAACCATGTGTGAACGACCGTATACAGAGTGCCCAACGAATGTTCATACTTATATTAGAAACTGGGTACGGGAGAACAGCGGTGACCGCCAAATTAGTCGTTGACAATACTATGACAGAAGAAAAAATAAGTGATGTGCTTTTAATCACTAAAAAATTTAAAACATCTATAGAATTTTCACAATTTATTGAGAGACGTTCCTTTGATGAGAGATCGACAATCATGGACGTTATAATTGATTATTGTGAGAAGGAACAAATAGAACTTGAGTCCGTTAACAAATTACTTAGCCCCAGTCTTAAAGAAAAAATTAAGGTAGAGGCGATGTCGTTAAATATGCTCAAGGAGAAAGAAAATCAATTACCAATATAGGTACAATGTGGATCCCTTTGATGTTTACAAATTATATCTAGCTTTAAAGTTACACTTTACAACAGAAAGCTATGATATAACTAAAACTAAGGGTGCCGTGAGAGGTAAGAAAGAAACTTTTTTAAAGAGAAAAGATCTTACTTCAATTCGTAAACTAGCTAGAGATTATAGCAAGAAGGAAGTAATAGAATTGCTTGTTGCTAACTTTGTTAGTGGAGATAAATGGGGAGGAGTGTTTGACACTGATTCCGCAGAACGGTACAAGAAGTGGTTGACAACTAGGGATCGTTTGTTGTATACTTTTGGAGTAGATTTAGATAAAGTTATTTTCCGTATGGAGATAGAAGAGTCTAAGTCTGCAATTGAAGAAGAAGGGCATCCACTTATTTTTAAGATGTTGATGAGTGGTGAAATAAATTTAGAAACAGTTGTTATAATGGAAAAATTGATTCCATTTGTTGACAAGTATAAAGACGATTTTGTATTAGATGAATTGTGTTTATTGGTTTCTAAATATAAACCTTTTGTGAGGATTGATAAACAATCCGTTATGGAAAAACATCTGAAAGCAATACAGAAGGTGTACGGCAATGTCCAAGTCGAGACGAAATCTTGATGAAGATAAAAAAATAAAAAGAGTCGGCAAAACGGTAAAGCAGAAGCTTGACAAATACCCAGCTCTTATATATAATATGTACTCATCTGATAACACGGATGAGCTACAAGGTGTTATGGACGAACTTTACAATGAAGAACGAAATAACAAATACACAACGCAATACAACGCATACAAATAATACAGGAGAAATATATGTCGTTTAATTCACTATCGGATCTACGCAAAGCGCGTGGTGGCTTCGACAACTTAATGAAAGAAGTCGAAAAAATTGGTAACCCTAGTCAAGGAAATAATTCCGCTGACGAACGAGAATGGAAACCCACAGTAGATAAAGCAGGCAACGGTTATGCCGTTATTCGCTTTCTTGCACCAACAAAAGGAGAGGAATTTCCTTGGGTGCGTTTATGGAATCATGGATTCCAAGGACCTACTGGCAAATGGTATATCGAAAACTCTCTCACTACCCTAAATCAGAATGACCCTGTTTCAGAATTGAACAGTGAACTCTGGAATAGTGGCGTAGAGGCAAATAAGGAAATCGCTCGTAAACAAAAGCGAAGACTTGCATACTATGCTAATATTCTTGTAGTACAAGATTCTGGCAACCCTTCGAATGAAGGTAAAGTGATGCTTTACAAATTTGGTAAAAAGATCTTTGACAAAATTAAAGATGTTATGCAGCCACAATTTGAAGATGAGGCTCCACTTAACCCATTCGACTTCTGGGACGGTGCTAACTTTAAACTAAAAATTCGTCAAGTGGAAGGATACAGAAACTATGACAAATCTGAGTTTGATTCAGCATCACCAGTAGCAGCAACCGATGAAGAAATCGAAGCAATCTGGAGTAAACAGCATTCTCTACAAGAGATCGTTGCTCCAAGCAACTTTAAAGATTACGCAACTCTGAAAACGAAACTGACACAAGTTTTAGGATCAGGTGCTTCAGTCGGAACTGCAGAACAGGTTTCAATGCAAACTAACGATGCCGAAGATGATAACTTTGCACAAAAAGTTGTTGCTCAGCAAGCTACAGTAAGTAGCGCATCCGAAGATGAAGATGAAACTTTATCCTACTTCGCAAGTCTAGCACAAGACGACTAAGGAGTTTGTAAGGGGTCGGCAACGGCCCCTTCTTTTTTTATTATGATAATAATCTCAATGCCACGATGTGGTGGAACTAAATACTGCCAAGACTTGTCCAATACAACAGGACTTCCTTATAAGGGAGACATGGACATTTACAACCTTCCCGAATTAGGATCGGTTTGGCACCATATTAAAACTACACACCACGAAACTAATACTGGCGGATTTATTACAATCGACGATACTGTAGACACGGTATCTAACTATAAGGACAACATCGTTCTAATTAACAAAAACTTTACACCCATGTTACCATTCGGCGATGTGTATTTAATTAGAAAGAACCTTAGAAACATCTTTACAAGTTTAACCGAGTATTGGCTACGAATAGGTGGGGGAGAGTTTCCTACCATATTTAATGAAAAGAACTTGAAAGAGATGGCAGTTCAGTGTAAAATATACATTGAATATTTAAACAACAATAATATTGAACCGGTTTATTACGAAGATTATTTTAACGATCATCCTCACAATACACCAATACTAGATAACCACAAAGCTAAGGAAGCATATTTACATTTTATAGATGAGACTATGTCTCAATTAGGATTAAGCGCTCTTAGCTCAACTGGATAGAGCAACGGCCTTCTAAGCCGTAGGTTGCAGGTTCGAGTCCTGCAGGGCGCGCCAATTAACAGAGGTCATTATGACAAGTAAAAGAGTATATCGCAATGACAATGCCGAATGAAAGACGTTGGGCAGTTAACAACACTCGACAGTTCCTTCTAGACTTAATGGATCCTAAGAAAACTCCTAGGGTACCAAGTGCTGTACGCAAAGAAGCATATCGTTGCTTAAAGCATTACCCAGGCGACTACTATATGGAAAAAGCGGCTGAACAGGCACCTAACATATTTGGAGAGTGGGACAGTGGATTATAATCCAGACAGTTGGGTAGTATTAAAGATTAAAGAAGGCAAAGGTACATTCCCTTTTTACAAAGTTCTAGCAGGTTGGAGTGGTGGTTACTTGGATGGTGACTCTTGGCGTATGAACAGCGGTATCACGGGTGTAGAGAAACAGGCATATCTGTATGGATTCTACGGTAGTTCTGGTTCTGTGTATTGGTGTCATAAAGGAGGTTATCGCTTGTCAATGTCGCTCGCTGGAGTGTATAATCAACTCAAAGAGAACGAGAAATTCAAAGGTCAGATTCAACTGATGCCCGAAGATACTGATTGGCTTGGTATTGATTGGGTGATAGAATGACATTACCAATATATATAAGAACATGAAAAAAGTACAACCAAAACAAATGGACTCTGTAAGGGAAACAATCGACAAACTCGACAGACTTCTTGTAGAATTAATTGGCCAACGTATAGCTCAAATAGAACAAGCAGCCTTTATTAAAGGGGATAGGAATCTTATTGTTGATGAATGGCGTATCGAAGACGTTATTACAAAGGTAAGAGCCGCTGCTGAAACCCACTATGTTAATCCAAATTTAGTAGAAAAAGTTTGGAGAGTATTAATTGACGAATCTATCAAACATGAATTTGATGTTTACGATTCTAGCAATTAACCTCGATATCTACGATCCTGATAACGTTCAATTGTATTAGTATTTGGCCTAGGAGTAGGTGCATTGGCTACGACAACTTTAGGTTCTTTACTAGCGCCACCACCACTATTATTTGTAACATTGTTAATCACAGGAGCCGGTGCGTTTTGTGACGCTGGCATATTCTCTAGAGCAGTGCCTGTAGGTACAGGTTGTCCCGGAGCAGCAGTAGCTATCATTGTTCCTTGTTCTAATTGATCGGCTGACTCAAACTTGTCTTCGGGCTTGCCGAATATCCGATCGTTTTCTGATCGGAGAGTCTTCTCTAGTCCTGTTTCAGCGCTATCATCTGACAGGAAAGGGTGATCGGTGTGAGCACCTGAGTTCGGATACAGCATCTGCATAGATTTTTCCTGTAACTCTTCAGGTACATCCTGTCCGTTGATTTTAGTTACCTTGCCCATCTTTACAGTAGCTTCCACTTTACCATCACTTGTATCAATACCCATCTCTTGAGCGATCTGTTCAACTACAGCGGTCTTATGATCACCTTCTTTTTTTCTTCGCTCAATTTGGTTTTGTCTTCTGTTAGAGGCACCACCGGCAAGTCCTTCTGCTTGTTCAGGATTAGAAGTATCAGTGGTTTCTAGTTTGGATAAGTCTACATTAGCACCTTCTGCTTGTAGTTTTTGTATTGCCGCATCTTTGTTTTGTATGGCCTTTACAAGTCCCGCATTCTTCATTGCTGCCTTATCATTATCAGAGTATTCATCTTCTGATTTGTCACCTAACAGTGCTTGATAATTATCTTCAGCTTGTTTCTCAATCTCTGCTCTTAACTCTGGGTTTACTTCTTCAATTTTATCTAAAGCTACTTGGGCTGCCTCATTTGATTCTGCAATCTCGCCCGGATCGACGGGTATTGCATCTGCTAAAGCCTCGCCTGCTTTACCACCTAACCAACTACCACCAAAGTATCCTAAAGCACCACCTATAATACCACCAATAGCTGTACCAACAACAGGAACAACAGAGCCAATAGCTGCACCTGCGGTTGCCCCTGCTATAGCTCCACCAGCACCACCGACACCTGAACCAATAGCCTCACCTTTTTGTGATTGTGCCTCTTCCGCGGAGATTTCTAAATTCTCCATTTTATTTTCGGCGGACATGACACCTGTTACTGCTTCATAAGCACCCATGCCCACACCCAATGCGGCGCCGCCTAAGCGCCCAACACTGCTCAAGCCGCCCCTCATTACACCACCGCCGAGTAATCCTTTACCTGCTCCTTTTACGGCATTGCCGATCCTACCCATTCTGCTAGGTTTCCGGCCGCCTTTATCGCCGCCAAAGAATCCGCCGCCGCCACCACCACCATCACCGCCACCCATACCACCGTTGGCAGCAACATCTTCTAAAATGTCTTTGATGTCTTCTAGAAGTTCTACTTGTTTTTGACCTGTAGTCTCTTTATCTATTCCACTTTTAAATGTTCCATCGCCTGGCTTAGTGCTGATTGCTCTAGCTTGGGCTACCTTACTAGTGTTGTTATTAGTAGTATTCTCGGTAGTCTTTTTTGTAATCTTATTATTGTCTTCTTCTGTAGCAGAACCTAGTGCTTGACTAGTGTTATTAGATGTTTTTATAGAGTCTGTTTTTATTTTTACAGTCTCAGCTTTAATTTCTTTTGTTCCACCTTCTATAGTCTTGGTTTGAATCTCTTTACTAGACTCTTTTTCTATAGTAGGCTCTTTTTCTATAGTAGGCTCTTTTTCCTTAGAAGCGTCTTTAGTTTTCTTAGACTCAGCGGGAGATTTAACAGCAACTTCATCTTCGCCAATTAACTGTAGACCCTCTGCACCAACGGCAGCTGCCAAACCTTTGGCTTGGTCTTCTTTGGCAATTTCCATACGAACATTTTTAGCTTGCTGTGCGTCGGCGGCATTATCGCCTGTTCCCAATACCTTAGATGCTAGGTTGCTCATTATACCACCACCGCCAGATAAGCCGCCGGTATTGGCATCACCGAATAAACGTGTTGGACTGAATGCTTGTTTTACTGCTGTTAATCCTGTAGCACCTTGATCTATATTAAGAGCTTCTTTTATTCTACTACCGGATCTTAAATCTTTTTTAACATTGTCTAAACCCAATGCCTGGTTTATCTTGTCTTTATTGTCGCCTGCTTTTGCTTCTAGTCTAGCAACTTGTTTAGATATTTCATTTTTGGCTTTCTCTGCATCCTTACCTTTGAGGTCTTGCGCATTAGCCATAAGTTCGACAAGTTTCTTTAGCTCTACTTGTGTTTCATCGCCTTCTTTTTCAAATATTTCTTGTAGGGTACCTGCATTTTCGCCAATATTTTTAGATAAACCTGCAGATGCTTTAGCTGCTCCAAACCCTAAGGTACTTGTATTCTCTTCCATTGCGCCAATAGTTTTACCTTTTCTAATACTATTAGCTAGGGACGCTACTCTAGATTCACTATCATCGAACCTTTCTTCAGTAGCATATTGTCCAGATGTTTCGTCTCTGAATTTTTCTCTGCCTTGCTTGTCGGTTTCCTTTCTTACTAATGATTCACCGCCAATTTTAAGTCTACGCATTTGGTTGTTGGCATTGCCGCGAACGGATCTAGCTCGGACATCTTTTAAGTCTTCGTTCGTCGTATCTGATAACACTTCAGTAGAGAGATTTCTTGTTTTGTCATAAGACTGCATACCCTCTGATCTAGAATCTTCTAGCGCAGATGCCGAGCCACTTTGTTTGAGCTCGTTATCCTTCATGGACTCTTCTCGCAAGTCCTTTTTACGGGTGTCTTTTAAATCGTCTCTTTCAGCCATCGCTTTTAACCTTGTTGTTTAGCCTTCTCAGCTTTTTTCTTTAAATGTGTTATTAACATAGCAACGTAAACTTCTCTTTCCCATGGCATCATATTTTCTAGTTCCGTCAAACTGTAATGATGTTCTTGCATTAACAAAAAATTAGTCTTGTAATAATTCTCAAGACTATCCTGAGAAAGAGTTAGGCGAAAAAATGTTCGTATCCATTGATATTAACACTGTTCTGCCCTTCACATTTAGGACACTTGAAATCAATCGTGTGCCCGAGCAAAGGAACATTCTCAAAAAATTCTTTAACTTTTGAGAGTGTATTTACTGGCATATTATCTATATATTCAATTAACTCTTTATAATCTATATCCTTTGCTTCCCAAACTTCATCTTCACTATAGATGCATTCAACGCATTCTAAGATGAGTTCGTCGTCTTTTAGACTTTCCGCTTTGCCCATTGTTTTGGCGGACGGGTATTTTAAAACAATACCGTTCTTATCGTCAATTTCAATCTTTCTATTAGCTTTTTCTTCTAGTCCAACAAGTTTGAAATCGTTCAAGTTTACCTGCCATGGCAAATTAGCAGAACAATGTCCACAAATAAGAGTGAACTCTTGTAACTCACTTACTGACTTAGATCTAAGTTGTAAGAAGATCCACTGTAAATCAAACATAGGAATCTCTTCCACATCCAATTCGCCAAAGGAACAGTTACTTACAACCTGTTGACAAGCTGCCACCATTTCAGAGGCATCTTCAGCCTCGCTAGCAAGTGTTAATATTTTTTCTTCTTTTACAAGAAAAGGCCTAAATTTCATCTCTTTTTTAGATGAAGGTATTTCCAACTTAAATGTTGGCGTTTCAATTGTGGGTAATCCCATTATATTCTCCTAATAAATAAAATCAAAGTCGCTCCCAATACGTGGAAGCCATTGTTATTGAACACCTAATTGCTGATGTGTTTGCCGATGATACGGGAATCAAACTCAAAAGTTTAGGCATTGTTTCATAAAATTTCCATCCAGCTAATACTGAATCGTCTACAGCCAAAGAGTATATAGATATTGATCCGTATGTATCTTCTGGATATGCAGTTTCTTTAGACACAGGATCAGAGCAAAGAAAGGCCCAGTCTTCAAACGCTGTTCTAATGCCCCAGTTTTGGTCTGCTAAGAAAGTGAACACCGCTTCTGCACCTAAGAACTCTAAGTTTTGTGTTCTATACTCTGTCCAAGCACCAATTCTAAAAGGCAGGTTTGTTGCAACCAATCCAGGTATTTGTGCTTCTTCACATAGTATTGAAGTTGTTCTAGCGACGTCAGGTGGTAAGGAAAGACTGCCAGGAAAGTTGACAACCACCTCAAACCTATCGGAACGAGGAGTATGTGAACTTCTAACTGTAGCTAGAAAATTACCAAAATTATTTTGTGCCATTATAGTAGCTCCCTACTGTCTCTCCAAACCGCGGCATTGTCTGCACCTTGGAAGTCTGCCAGCGGAAGGAAGATTGCCGGTTTCCAATGATCTGGATTGATTTTTAAAAATTGTGACTTGACCCCATCTATACGATATCGCTTAATACACGCTTTAATTCCTGGAAATTTTTGTATTACGCCCCAACTAGTTGATGTGAACTTCCCGTCTTTAGAAATGTTTAATAGCTTTGCGAATAAATCGGCTCTAAGCATAGGGGGTAGGTAATGTAAGTTGATGCCGTAGAAACCACCTTTAGTATTTTCTACGGGTATACACAAAGGGAATCTATCCCAATACGGGAGTCGGTCTTTGTGTTTAGCATCATATAAGAACATATAGAGTCCACCACTAACTTCAAGAGAGTTTTTTAGTTCCCCCAAGTCAGAGCGTCTAGCATCTACAGGTGAATTAATACCGCTAGCTAGCTTACGAACAGCTGTCATATACCATTGATATGATCTGTCTTTGTTTCCTGCTTGTCCAGATAACTGGTGAAATACGTCTTTCATAAACGTATTTATAAGGGTAAGCCTAGTTCCTTTTCAGTTATTATCATAAATTCCCACCCTCTGTCTAAACAAAACTCTGTAGCAGTTTCCCATTTAGCTAGATTAACACCGTATGTCATAACCTCATTAATAAATCTTTTGGTTTTACGTTTAGGTATTACGGGTTCCTTTGTGAATCTATAAGGCTTAACTTCGATTAAATATTTTTTAGATTCAGTCTTTACAAAGAAGTCTGGAAAATATCTGTGTATCTTTTTATCCAGAGGCGATCTATAAGGTATTACAATTTCTTCAGATCCCCAAGCAAGCACATCTGTATTAGTATCACACCAATTCATAAATTTTAACTCATAACTAGATCTGTATATAATCTCCTGAGAGTTGCCAACGTATTTCTCAGGATTGTTACAAACAAACCTGCCCTTATAAACATTCTTAGAATACATTACCATTCCTCTATTATAGGTTTTAGTTTTTTGGTGTGTAAATCTTCTAACATTTTAATAATGGGTTGCCCGTCGGTTAGTAGAAATAAATCCATATCTTCTTTTGTCTGTGCTACAAATGTCATTCTGATTCTCACAGGATCTGTTTGATCCGGGAAAAATTCTATATCATCAGTAAACTGTGCCGTCTTTAAGACATCTTCTATAGCATTAACATCAAGAGCAAAGTTATCTCTGGTAAAGCTTAATCGCCAAGTGTACACAAATATCCTCTCAATTGATCCATATTAACTTTGGTTTCTGTAGTAAAATCTTTCTTGTTTAATGTCGTAATAGTTTTAAATATATTTGTATTTATTCTATCTGTATTGTAGCTAACAGTAGGCTCCCATAGAACTAAGTGTAAGTCTTCTCCTACAATGTCAAACTCTCCAGCATAATGTTTACTTACAAAATTATCTAAAACGTGTTTTTTATCTCTACCCATATGTATCCAGGTGTTTCCTTTTTTATTTAATTGATCGCCTAACAATCTTTTATTGGGCCATAGTTCGCAGTTAACAACTACTCTGTCATCTACAAGTTCCATGGTATAAAAGTCATCTGGTTGACAACCTAAACTGCTCTTTGTCCAATCACTATCTTTTGTAACATGATTGACTAGAAGTGGAATGCCGGTGTCGATAGAACCGAAGTGAGAAATGAATTCAATATTATTTTCCTCACACAATCCTACAAAATAATCTGGCACTGTAAATCCACTCATGTTAATTAATAAGGTTGTATCTAATTTGGGTATTGCTTTTAAGAATATATCCATACACCGCATATTGATCATCATCATTTTAGTTGGTTGCCATTTAACTATTTCATCTGCAAACCAACCTGAAATATGTTCAACTGTCATTGGATTCATTACAATGTTTCTGTGATTGTCAGATGCCATTAGGCTAGGAAACAAATGAGTTAATATGCTACTAGCGTGGTGCATATTTTTACTGTGAACAACTTTATCATCTTTTACAAACTTGAACACATCTATATTTCTTTTGGATATTGTATAAACCTCATTCTGCGTAAACATCACTGGCTTAGAATCACTTGTTGTGCCTGAGGTCGAGCCTAATAGATAAGGAGTATGTAATTCGTTAAATTTATCTTCACATTCTTCATAATAATTTAAAATATCGTCTTCGTGTAAAACATTCTCACTATAACGCTCTACCATAATGTGGTGAACAGGATGAGATTTTAACCAATCACATTCTACTGTAAACTTAACGGGTCCAAACAAACCTAACTTTGTTTTGTGTATTGTTTGTGGGTTTACAGGGAAATCTAATATGAAAAGGATCAATCCTAATTCAGCGGCTGCAAAAGACAACGCAACTTGATTAACGTTAACTTCCATAATTGATATAGCAAGTTTATCGCCTTTCTCAGCGTTATACTTATGTTTTAAGAGGTGTTTCCAGCGATTTGTTAGACTAATAATATCAGATTTGGTGTATCCATCATAATCAAGCGAATCATTAATAATATTTGTTGTGAGCATCAATAGGCCTTATAAATAAAGTAAAGTTTAATATACAAAGGATATTTATATGAGTTTTTTCTCATTCTTTGAAAGCGACGACGATGGGGTCGTTAGCGAAGATAGCCGTCAGGATGCTAGGACCGCAGCTCGTAACGAACAAAGAGCTAGAACCTCTGCGGTTGTTAGATCGCCGACAACAGCGTCATATCCTTCTGATGCTAGTGCAGATAGACAACCACATAGTGTTGTATTCCATATTAATGCTAGATCTAATTCAGCGGCAGGAGCAGCAGCCCAATCTGCTAATGCAGGCACGGCGTCTTGGAATAATGCACAAGGGGCTTTACAAAGTCAACAGGCAAGTGAAAACAGAGCATCCGCAGATGCTAGCGATACAGTAATGGCAGGAGCCTCGGCTGTAGCTGCCGGTGCTTTGACGGCAGCCATAGGGCCAAAGTTGACAGGGGACAACGCATCTAAACTAGCAGTGCCACTTCTTGCTGTAGGATCAGCAGCTGTTGCCGCCGCTGTTGGTGGATCTTTAACAGGTTCGAATAATACAGTTAGACTATTGGGATCAATTCAACTACATATCTCACAAGCACCGGTTACAGCATATAGTGCTAACTGGGACGAAGAAACATTAGGCACAGCAGCAGGCTTGTTAGCAAGTGGCAGAGCTGGGTTGTCAGATATTCTTGGCGGGGCTGAGTATCTTTCCCGTGGTGTTATTGGCGCGGCAGCTAATATTCCAAAAGAGCTAGGTATCGGCGATCAAAACATTGCAGGAGCAATTGAGGCAACATCTAAGAAAGTAGCAAACCCATACAAAGAACAATTGTTTAAATCAATGGGATTCAGAAAGTTCTCTTTTGAATATAAGTTTATGCCAAAGAATGCAGGTGAATACAATACAGTTCAAGGCATACTTAAACAGTTTAGATTACATATGCACCCAGACAAAGGACAAGACGGCTTTTTCCTAATTTATCCTTCAGAGTTTAATATTGAATATCGCTATAAGGGCGGAGTAAACGGACACATTGCTAAAATTGCATCTTGTGTTTTAACCGATATGAAAATTACATACGGTTCTTCTGATGGAACATTTAATACTATTAGAGGCACGGGTGGTGCGCCAAACGAAATTAATATGTTGTTGTCCTTCACAGAACTAGAAACATTAACAACAGATAGAATCGAGGACGGGCTATAATGTATTTTAAAAATATGCCAAATATTGTTTATAAGTTTAATGATAAACAAATCCTTGTCAAAGATATATTCAGAAGAATTCAACTATCTACAGAAGCAAAAGATAGACGCCAACTAATCAATTACATTATTGAAGACGGCGAAACTCCAGATGCAGTTGCTTATAATTTTTATGGGTCTTCTGAAATGCACTGGCTTATACTTTTAGTTAATGAAATATTCAGTGTAAAAGAAGAATGGCCTATTCACCAACAAGACCTTTTTAGATATACAGAAAGCAAGTACGGTGTGGGCAACGCTTCAGATGTCCATCACTATGCACTCTCGGAAGATACAAATATTATCGTAGACTACAATGCCTCTGACTTGGCTAATGGTGTAATTGAGGAAGTTACTAACTATGCCTACGAAGAATCTTTG